AAGACGGCGGTGGCGCTGTATTACTGCTTGATGCTGGACGCGCCCAGCGTGCTTATTGTCTGCCCCGCGTCGCTCCGGATCAACTGGCGGCGCGAAATGGCGATGTGGTGGCGCGAGGAGGAGCCGCTTCTGGGCGTTGAGGTCATGAGCTACGAGGGCCTCGTCAAGGCGGGCAAAGACCTGCCGCCCTATGCCGTCGCCATCTTCGATGAGGCCCACTACCTCAAGAACCCCAAGGCCCGCCGCACCAAGGCGGCTTTAGCCGTCAAAGCCGGCCGGCGGCTGTTCTTGACCGGCACGCCCATGGTGAACCGCCCTATGGACCTCTGGCCGCTGTTGCGGGCTATGGGCTGCTCCCTGAGCCGTACGGAGTACGGCAAGCGCTACTGCGCTGGCACGCTGACGCCCGTCGGCTTCCGCCGGGGCAAGCCCGTCAAGTGGGCGTGGGACTTCAGGGGCGCCAGCCACCTCGAAGAGCTCGCCGAGGGCCTGCGCCGCCGCTACATGGTCCGCCGCGTCAAGGCGGACGTCCTGGCGGAGCTTCCCGCCAAGACCCGGAGCGTCATCGAATTGCCGAACGGCCGTGGCGACTCCAAGCGCCTGATGGCGCTTGCCGCCCGCCTGGTCAAGCCCTGGGACGAGTACGGCGTTCAGGCGACCGACGCGTCGCCGGGGCTCGGGCCGTCCGAACTGGCCGAATTGACCGCCGCCCGCATCGAGGCGGGGCGCAAGAAGCTTCCGATGGTCATCCAGTATCTGAGGGACATTATCCTTGAGGAGGAGGATAAGGTCGTCGTCTTCGCGTGGCACCGCGAGATCATCGAGGCCCTGGCGGAGGAGTTCGCCGACCTCGGCGCGGTCCGGCTCTATGGCGGCATGAGCGACCGCGAGAAGGACGTCGCGGTCCAGTCCTTCCAGGACGGCCCCGCGCGCGTCTTCGTCGGCCAGATACTGACGGCGGGCACGGGCCTCACGCTCACGGCGGCCTCGACGGTCGTCTTTGCCGAGGTTGATTGGGTGCCTGGCAACATGGCCCAGGCCGAAGACCGCTGTCACCGCATCGGTCAAGATTCGCCCGTCCGCGTCCAGGTGATGGCGCTGGAGGGCTCCGTGGATTTGTTGGTGGCTACCGCCCTGGTGGCCAAAGCCGATACGATTAACCGCGCCGTGCGCCCGACGAATAGTTCGCCGGTAGCGCTCGCCGCACAGTAGAAGGGAAAGTACCATGACTGAATCTGCAACCATGAACGTAGAGATTCGCGAGGAGCTGCGCAGTATCCGCCAGACGTTGGCGCAGATGCTGGACCTGTTCCAGGGCCCGGTGGCGATCACCGAGCCCGTCACCGTCGCGCCGATGGCGGCCGCGAAGCCCAAGCCCGAAGAGAAGCGCGACCCCCAGGGGCCGTTGCCCGCACCCGCCCCGGCCTTCTTGTGTCGCGGCGACCGCAGCGCTGACCCGCGCGCAAACGCCAATGCCGCCGCCGCCCCTGCTGCTCCGGCTGCTCCGGCTGCTCCGGCTGCTCCGGCCGCACCCGCTGCCGTTGAGCCCAAGAAGCTCGATGACGCCGGCTGCCGCGCCGAGATCGCGCGGATCGTCGGTGGCCCCACGCTGACGCCGGGGCAGAAGGAAGTTCTGCGCAGCGTCTTCCGCGAGTTCGGCGCCGCCAAGCTCGTGGACGTCCCGCAGGACAAGCGCGCCGAGATGATCGCACGCCTTGAAGTCGCGCTCGCGGAAGGAGGCAAGAATGACGACCTCCGCTTCTGACACTGCCGTAGCGACCCATTCGCACATAGGCGCGTCGAGCGCCTATCGCTGGATGATGTGTCCGGCGTCCCCGCGCCTCTGCGAGGGCCGGAAGAGCGAGCCCGGCGAGTATGCGATCCTCGGCACCGCCGCCCACGCGCTCGCCGAAACCTGCCTGGTGGAGATGGTGGACCCCTGTCTCTTCGCTGGCGAGACCCTGAAGCACGAAGCCGGTGAGACGGAAGTATCCGGCGAGATGGCCGACGGCGTCACCGTGTACGTGGAGAAGGTTCTGGGCGACCTGGCCGCGTACGGCGGCAAGCTCATCGTCGAGCAGTCCTTTGACCTGTCGTGGCTCTACCCTGGCATGTACGGACGGAACGATGCCGCGATCCTCCCCAGCGAGCCCTGCGGCGTCCTCAGAATCTACGACTACAAGAACGGCGCCAAGCCGGTCAAGGCCGAGGACAACGTGCAGTGCATGTACTACGCGCTCGGCGCCCTCGGGTCTGACAACCCCACGGGCGCCGAAACCGTCGTCATCACGATCGTCCAGCCAAACAGCCACTTCAAGGCGTCCGCCGTCGAATCCTGGGAAATCGCGGTGGATGATCTCTACGCCTGGGGCCGCGATGTGCTGCTGCCGGCGGCGAAGGCGACGGAAGACCCTGACGCTCCCTGCGCCGCGGGCCCGTGGTGCGGTTTCTGCGACGCGATGGCGGTTTGTCCGCTGAAGCAGTCTCTGGCCCTCGGCAAGCTTGACGAGCCTGACCCAGGCTGCTTTGTGCTGCCGGCCGTCCAGGCCCTCAAGCCCGCCGACATCGGGTTCCTTTCCGGTTTCTTCAACTCCCCCGACTTCTCGGCGTGGCTCAAGGCACTCGCCGCCGAGGAGCTCAATTTGCTTTCGCGGGGCGTCGAGGTGCCGGGGCGGAAGCTCGTGGAACAGCGGTCGCTCGGAAATCGCAAGTGGGCGGACGACGCCGCTGTCGAAAAGGCCCTCGCGGACGATCTCGGCGATGACCTCTGGGTGAAGAAGCTCCAGAGCCCCGCGGCCGTCGAGAAGCTGCTGACCGCGCGGAAGGTCCCGAAGAAGACGCGTGACGAGCGGCTGGCGGACCTCGTCACTCGCGAGGAAAAAGTTAGCATGGCCGTCGTCAGCGAGAGTGACGCCCGACCCGGCCAGAAGAGCCTTGAGGAGCAGCACCTGAAGCTCCTCATTGGCGAATAGTGTCCCCAAAGGCCCCGCCGGCGCTGTTGTCGGCGGGGCGAGAACCGAACCAGAAATCCCATAGGAGTACCCGATCATGGCACAGCAACAGTATTACGACATCAAGACCCCCGAGTTCCGTCTGAGTTTCCCCCATCTCTTCGAGCCCTCGCGCTTTGAGGGCCAGGAGCAGGCGTCCTATTCCGCCCTGATGGTTTTCGACAAGGCGGCCGACCTCAAGCCCATGAAGCAGGCGGTTCTGCAGGTCGCCAAGGAAAAGTGGCCGAAGCACGACTGGAGCAAGCCGGGCCTGCCGGCTGGCGTGCGTTCGCCCTTCTGCGACGGCAACGAGAAGGTGGACGCGTGGGGCGAAGAGTTCGTCGACGCGGTCTACATCCGGGCCAAGACGAAGAAGCGCCCGCCCATCGTGGACGCCGGCGGCATCCCCGTCGACGATCCCGAAAAGCTGTACCCCGGCTGCTATTGCCGCGCGGTCGTCACGCCCTACGCCTACGACAAGGCGGGGAATAAGGGCATCTCCTTCCAGCTCGCGGCGGTGCAGATCCTGCGCGAAGGCGAGCGGCTGGGCGGCGGCAACGTGGGAGCGAAGGCCCTTGCGATGTTCGAGCCCATCACCGAAGCGGAGGAAAATCTGTCCTTCAACGCCACCAGCCTTGACGACATCTGAGGTACACCATGAGCATTCTCACCATCGACTTCGAGACCCGCAGCGCCGACGACCTCAAGGCGGTTGGCGTCTATCACTATGCCAGCCACCCGACGACGCAGGTGCTCTGTCTCGCTCTCAAGGAGCGGGGCAAGGAGCCTGTGGTGTGGATGCCCGAGGACGTCCTCACCCCCGAGGTGCGCTTCGCCGCCCAGGCGAGCGCCCTCCCCCTTATCGACACGTCGGCCATGCTTTCGATGATAGATGGCGCCGACGCCATCGAGGCGCACAACGCGGGCTTTGAGCTGGAGATATGGCGCCGGGTCATGTCGGGGCGCTGGGGCTTCCCCATGCTCCCGGCCAAGAAACTACGCTGCACGGCGGCCCGCGCCGTCGTGGCGGGCTATCCGCGCCCCCTGGATCAGGCCGGCGCGGCCGTCTTGGCGGGCGAATGGAAAGACGACCAGGGCTCGCGTCTGATGATGAAGATGTGCAAGCCTCGCAAGCCCACGAAGAGCGAGGCCGCGAGCGATCCCGATCGCGTCCTGTGGTGGCATGAGCGCCCGGAGGACATTGCCCGACTGGCGGAATATTGCTGCCAGGACACGCGGGCTCAGGAGTCCCTCTCCCTCGCGCTACCCGAGCTCACGCCCCAGGAGCAGTCGCTTTTCCTCTTTGATCTGACGGTAAATCTGCGAGGCATATCGGTGGATATCGACGCCGTGGACGCCATCGCCGACGCGACGACGGCCAATTCGCGACGCCTTACGAGCGAGTTTCAGGACCTGACGGGCCTGGACTCGCCCACGCAACGGGACGCGACGCTGCGGCTCCTGCAGGACATGGGCGTCTCGATCTCGGGGCTCACGTCCCGCGACGTGGACGACGCCATGACCGAGGAAGACGCTGCACTCTTGGGCGACGACGCGGCGGGTATGGACCCCAAGGCCATGCGCGTCCTGGAGATACGCAAGTCGCTGTCGCGGTCTAGCGTGGCCAAGTACCACGCCATGCGCCGCGCGGTGTGCGAGGACGGCCGCCTGCGCGGGCTGTTCATGTATTACGGCGCCTCGACGGGCCGGTGGGCCGGCCGCCTGGTGCAGCCCCAGAACTTCCCCAGGGGCGCGTTTGGCGACGTTGATTGGGCCATAGCGCTATTCCAGGCGGGCGACGTCGAGGCCGTCGAATTGCTCTATGGCGACATCCCCGTCGTCGCTTCGACCTGCCTGCGCGGGATGCTCATTCCCGCGCCGGGCCATGACTTCATCGCCGCGGACTACTCGTCCATCGAGGGCCGCGTGCTCGCCTGGCTGGCGCGGGAGGAAACCGCGCTGGACGTCTATCGCGCCGGGCGCGACCCATACAAGGTCGCCGCCGCCGCCATCTACCACGTCGCCTATGCGACGGTGGACAAGGCGCAGCGGCAGGTCGGCAAGGTCGCGGAGCTCGCCTGCGGGTATCAGGGCTCCGTCGGCGCGTTCAGCGCCATGGCGGCGAGCTTTGGCCTGGAGCTCCCCGAGGAGGAAGTGAAGGAGATAGTCGCCAAGTGGAGAGCGTCGCGCCCCAGGACGACCGCCTGGTGGCGCGCGCTGGAAGACGCTGCGGTGGCGGCGGTGGCGTCGCCGGGCGATGAGTTCCGAGCGGGCCCGGTGACGATGTCGGCCATGGACCGCGCGCTCATTATCCGCCTGCCGTCGGGCCGGTGCCTCTACTATCGCGACGCGAGGATGGAGGACAAGGAAATGCCCTGGGGCCAGATCAAGCCCGTCGTGGCCTACAATGGCGTGGATTCGTACTCGCGCAGTTGGAAAATCCAGTATCTATACGGGGGCAAGATCGCGGAGAACGTCACGCAGGCTGTAGCCCGTGACATCCTCTGCCGGGGGATGCTCATGGCGGAGGCGGGGGGCTACCCCATCGTCATGCACGTCCACGACGAGGCCGTCGCCGAGGTCCCCGAGGGCTTCGGGTCCGTGGAGGGCTTTGAGGCCCTCCTGTGTTCACAGCCGCCATGGGCCGCGGGGCTACCGCTCAAGGCTGAGGGCTGGCGTGGTAAACGATACAGAAAGTAAAGAGGTGCTGGAGTGAAAAAGGATAAGAGATACACGCGCTACCGGCGGGCCGAAAAAGGTGAAGGCCGCTGCTTGGATTGCCTGCATGTGTTCGAGGGCGGCACGGTTTGGTGGCCGCAGCTCAAGTGCAAGACGGCATCGGTCGTCTCGCCGGCGGTCGATTATTCAGGGACGTGCGACGGGTGGAAGGCGAAGGACAAGAAGGCGCAGGACATGCTGCTGATTTACGAGGAGGTGA